AAATGAAGTGCCGATTTATAAAAGTGGCACTTATTCTCTTATTAATTTTACTGCCTTTAGAATGCGGGATTCTGCAACTCAAACACATAAAATGTATTTAAAATGGATTGAAGAGCCTGGATTAAATAATTTGGTCGATTGGGTTACATACGACAGTGGAAATTTCACTTTCGAAGGAGTAACTGGAGATTCATCAACTCGTGCTCAACGGTTACGATGGACTGTTCCAGCATCATATACTATTCCAACGTTAAGCGCTTCTACTGTTAATTACAATATAGGAGCAGTTTCAGGAGCGTATGTACACACTGGAGTTCAGATGGGTCAAAACACCGCGATTGGACCATTACGCAGAGGCAATACATACAATTTTGTTTTAGATGCAACTACAGCTGGTCATCCATTTTATTTATCAACAGATGATGGTACAGGTTATATATCTAATAACTATGTTGGTGAATATCTCCATGGTGTTACAAATTCAAGAGGTACTAATGGAACTGTAACCTTTGTAGTTCCAGATTCTGCGCCTAGCACAATGACTTATCAATGTGGTGTACATTCTGCGATGCGCGGTAATATTACTATTAAAGATTTAAAAACAGATAGTAATGGCTCAGGTCAAGATACAATATATTTTCAACATAGCCAAGAAGGCCACGCTACTCCTTCACCGGTAAAAGCTGTACCAACTATTGTTGGTCAAATGTGTTTAACGTATGACGCAGCTAAAACAAAGTATGTTCCTCAAGATTTGCGGGAGTATATGGAAAAAACAGCTTCATTCACTTCAAAAATTAGAGAAGAAATAAAAGCACAATCGGTAGATTCTTCTAAAACATTAGGTTTATTAAGAACAAAAAATATTCTTAATAGTTCTAATGTATTTACTGCTGCAGGACTTGATTCTGCAAAAGTTACTAATTTAGTACAAACATCAGTTATAGACTCAGATTATGTTGCTACTAAGTTAGGATTTACAGATGCTGCTTCATCATCTGTTCAAAAAGAACAAAATACAACTCTTGTTCAAGATGGAGCATTAAGTGTACTCACTGGTACTGCTCGATGGTATTCTCCTCGAAATGTACAAATTACAAAAATAAGATCACATGTTACTGTTGCACCGGCAGGAGCAAATTTAAATTTAGATCTGAAGAAAAACGGTGTAAGCATTCAAACTTTTAATATAACTGCAGGATCAACAACATCAGTTAACACTGGGTTGACACATAACATTAGCGAAGGCGATTATTTGACAGTAGATATTACTCAAATTGGATCATCTACTGCAGGTAGCAATTTAAATATCGTCATATCGTACAAATAAGGAGAAAAAATTATGGCATGGGATTCAGATGCTAAACAATCTGCATTAACGACTTTTAATCTTGTAGATTCCGTCGGAGCTCCGATGTTAGCATCGGGTATCAATTGGGATTCTGCACACTGGTATCGCATCGAAGGTGTAACTGACGATGAATTACCATATTTAATTACAAATCACAAAATGGGCACAGAAGAAATTGGACGGCAATCTGGTGGAATAACAAATATATTGGTTTTAGGTGGCCATGATCATGATTCATCAAACAGCGATCTAGAGGAGCTACACTAATGGCATATTTAAAACTAGTTATGAACCATACACAATGGGGCGGCTCAACTAATATGTCTAATGCCGCGCATCGATGGTATGTTATGCACGAGATTCAAGAATTCTTGAATGGTAACCATACAGCAACAAGTGATATGAATTCAACATATATTAATACTGCTGCTTCAGTAATTATTAATGACACTGCTGATAGACCATCTGCAAACATTTATAGAAGCATTGCGGGTAATAATTCGAGTGCAGCATCTTATAATAATCAATATATTCAATTCAAAAAATATCATTATGGTAACCAAGAAACTGGTAGCACTGATACAAATTTTGGATCGTATAATTATATTTTTATTCGGTGGTATGATACATACGGTTTGATGTGTCGTACTATGGATAAAGCCCTTTCTCAATCATTTCCTTATAGTACCGGAAATACAGCTGGTACTTGGACTGGAGATACAGGCACATCTCAGTGGAGATTTCCTATGTATCCGGGACAATGTTATGCTATTCATGTTATTATGACTAATAAAATGTTTGGTATGTGGGTTGAACATTCTAATGTAACAACTGATAAATTTTACACTCATGTACTTACTGATCTTGAGTTTAATCCTGATCTTATGAGACATACGTGGTCCGGTAATAATTTTTATTGTCCGCAATATACAATTAACGCGGCAGATAATAGACTTAGAGTAGATGCAGATTCGTCGGCTTCGAATACTAGTACTACTAGTAATTCAAAGCGTTTAACTGTGGGTATGAAACATAGAGTAGGAGCAAACGGTATTGTTAATCCGAATCCTTCTCCAGGTTCTTATTATCATTGGGGTTATCCAAGCACGACAGCCGCATATTACTATTATCCTTCGTATTTTCCGGCTCCATGGTATGATATGCCAACACAAATACCTGTAGCAAATGGTGATACTGGATATTTGATGCAACCATTAACAGCATGGCCAAATACTGGCTATGTGAATAGAAACGGCAATCATTATGATTATCATGGTTATCCAAGAATGATGAATATTTGGAGAACAAATGATGAGGCATTTGGTTACGGTGAAAGAGTATCAAAAGATGGTAAATACTATAGAGCCTTCAGAATTCATCGCTGTGGTGGAGGATATGGAAATCATGATGGCTTATATAGAAATGCATGTTATTTAGTCCCAGAGGGAAGAGGCGACTAGTAATTGGCTGATGTTCTCTTAAGTAGGCCTTTAGATTCTGCAGGCCACGATATTATATTAAATACAGCACGCGAACTGTTAATGTGGGATAGTGTGTCTGGAGTAGATATAATTCTTGGTTTTCAGGATTCTGATAATTTATTAATAACATCGGTAGCTGCAGGAGGTGCAAGTCAATCATCTCTTGACTCAGCAAACGCTTTAATAGTTACTTTACGTGCTTCACTAGATTCTGCAGAAAATGCAAGTGGAGGAGGTAGTACAAATGCCCAGAGGTGGATAGCATGAGTATAAATCGTTCAATAGCCAACTTAGTAGATGGCAGTGGAAATTTAGTTGATGTAGGCTTAAGCGTTTATCCAACTATTAATGATTTGCCTACGACCAGTCTGAATTCAGGCGATCAAGCATTTGTATCTTCTACAAGTAGAATGTATATTTCAAATGGTAGTGGGTGGTACAATGTAGCACTCATTAATGCTACTCCTACTTTAACTATTAGTCCTAGCGGAGCAATAGCCTTAGAAATTGATGGATCTACTCCTACTGTAATTACATTAACTGGTACAGATAGTGATAATGCAGATGCTAATTTAACATACACTGTAGAATCTGATGGTTCATTTGCTAATATTGCAACATTAAGTCAAGATTCTAGTGTGTTTACTATTACACCATTGGCGGAAGGTTCAGCGACACCAGGATCATCTACTCTTACGTTTAAGGTTTCGGATGGCATTTCATTTGGTTCTGGCACAACTGCACTTAGTCTAGCATTTACTACTGATTGGGCTACAGTCACACCCACTGAAACTCACATTGTGAATGCTGCTGTTGGGAATGGTGATAAATTTGGTTTGAATCATTTCGGTCTTAGTACTGATGGAACATATGCTATCTTTGGTTCATCGTCCGAGGATACAGATTATACGAATAGAGGAAAAGCTTATATTTATTATTATAGCGGCGGCAGTTGGGCTGAGCAAACAACATTAGAACCTCCAACCAGTGATAAAAAAGCAAGTCTTGAGTTTGGACTAACATGTGATATTAGCGGTGATGGAAGTATAGCAGTTGTTGGTGCATTAAATTACGGTACATATGCTGGCGCGGCATATGTTTTTACTAGATCTGGAACTACTTGGACATATAGGACAAGATTGACTGCTTCTGATGCTGCAGACTATGACATATTTGGTGGAGAAGATTATCAACATGCAATAACAATTAATAAAACTGGAACACATATTGTTTGCGGATCAATAAATGATGATGATGGTAATTCAAATCGTGGATCTGCTTATGTATATGTCACTGCAGATGGTGGCGTAACCTGGACGCAACAACAAAAAATAGCGCCATCATATCAGAGCGGAAGTAGCCAAGCTTTTGGAAATGCTACGGCATTTAATAATGACGCAACTTATATGGCTATTGCTTCGAAAAATATGAATAAAAGCGGTACCAGTACTAATACTGGTGTAGTGTTCATTTATACAAGATCTGGTTCAACTTGGTCACAACAAGCATTTATTTCACCATCTGATGGTGCGGCTTCTGATAATTTTGGATGGCATATATCAATGAATGGCGCTGGAGATAGAATATTTGTGTTTTCAAAGTACGATGATGACGGTGGTTCTAGCAGTGGATCAGTATATGTATTCACAAGATCTGGTTCAACTTGGACACAGGCAGCTAAGTTAACTAAAGCTACCCCAGTAGCTAGTGGTTATTGGGGTAACCATATTAACTGTAATGAAACAGGAGATACGTTTGTTGTTGTAGGTGAAGGTCAATATGTTAGTGCTGATGCAGGTAGAGTATACATATGGAAAGATAATGGCACAGACGGTACATCATGGTCATTAATTAAAACTTTAACTTCAGCGAATGATACTGGTGTGGTTTATGGTTTTGGTGATGCCAATGGCTACACAAGAATAAGCCGTGATGGTAAAGTGATTGTGAATACCGGTGGGGGTGCAGGCCCATCGCCAAATGGTGGTGGCGGTAGAGCATATATATTTAATACTTAATAAAGAATAAAAAACATATAAATAGTCTTAGATAATTTTAATCGGAGACTATTTTATGGCTGTACCTAATTCCAGAGATACATTAATCGATTATTGCAAACGAAAACTTGGTGATCCAGTTCTCGAAATTAATGTCGATGAAGACCAAATCGAAGATCGTATCGATGAAGCCTTGCAATATTGGCAAGAGTATCATTATGATGCGACTGTGCGAGGTTATGTAAAGCATTTAATTACTGCTACCGATAAAACAAATGAATATATTACTGTACCTAGTAATGTATTATTTGTTAATAAAATGTTTCCAATATCTTCAGCATTTGGTACTTCAACTAATTTCTTTGATATTAAGTATCAAATGATGTTAAATGATATTGCTGACTTGCAAAATTTTGCTGGAGATCTTGCGTATTATGAGCAAATGCAACAATATTTAGCTATGCTAGATTCAAAATTAAATGGTTTGCCACAAGTTCAATGGCAAAGACATGGAAGTAAATTATTTATCTATGGTGACTTTGTTGATGATGATTTGCAGATTGGAGAATATTTAATTTTAGATGTTTATAGCGCTGTAGATACTGCAGCTAATACAACAGTTTGGAATGATTGGTGGTTAAAAGATTATGCCACTGCACTTATTAAGCAACAGTGGGGCATGAATTTATTAAAGTTTGAAGGAGTACAATTACCTGGAGGAGTCACTTTTAATGGAAGACAATTATATGATGATGCCAATGCAGAAATCGAGAGACTAAAAGAGCGTCTACACGAAGATTTCTCATTTGGTGCACCCTTGATGGTGGGATAAATGGCTCGTAACTTTTACTTCTCCGAAAAAGTAAGATCAGAAATGACCTTATATGAGAACCTCGTAATTGAGGCTCTTAAGATATATGGTCAAGATGTTTATTATATTCCTCGTGATATTGTAAATTATGATACTATTTTTGGCGCAGATGTAGAATCGTCTTATAATTCATCACACAAAATAGAAATGTATATAGAGAACGTAGCTGGATTTGAAGGCGAAGGTGATCTATTTACTCGTTTTGGTGTTGAAATTAGAGATGAGGCAACGTTTATTGTTTCACGAAATAGGTGGGAAAATCAAGTAAAAAGATATGATAATGACATGACCGCAGTAAGGCCAGAAGAAGGAGATTTAATTTATCTTCCGCTTACTAAGAAAATGTTTCAAGTTATGCATGTTGAGCATGAACAACCGTTTTATCAAATTGAAGATATTCCTGTATATAAATTACGTTGTCAGCTGTTTGAATATAATGGCGAAGATTTTGATACCGATAACGTGGAAATTGATGCAATTGAAAGAAGCGGATCTCATACGCACGTTCTTACACTACAAGCTCCTAAAAATGCAACAGCAACAGCGAGTATTACATAATGGGTATAGTTAATAGTCTTACACTTGTCGATTCAGGAACATATTATACGTCAAATCCGACGATAATAATTGATGCGCCATTTTATGATAGTGCTAATTTAGCAGCAATTGATAGTTCATTTGCAAAATTTGGTGTAGGATCTTTATTGCATGATTCTACAGGAACTTCAAAATCAATAATGGGATCGATCGATAGTGACTATGGGCAAGACTCAAATAGTTTTGTTATGCAATCATTCTGGATCTATTTAGATTCTGTGCAACCAAGAACTTTATTGTGGAATTCTGATTTTAGATTATATATCACAAATAATGATAGATTAGCAATTGCTTATAGAGTTGATTCAAGCCAGAAAGATTCAGCACAAACAGATAATATAGCTGCAACACGAATTAATTTACCGCTTCTAACAAAAAATAATTGGCATTTTGTTAAAGTAGAAACAAATCATAATGATTTAAGATTATCTCTTGATAACCAATCAGCAGCCGTAGTTGCAATGGGAGTATCAACAAATAATCAATTCTTTTATGATTCAGGAGACACTATTAATATTGGTTATGATTCTACAAATATATCACCAAATCCAAAATTAGATTATGGAGGAGGAACATTTGCATTAGATTCAAATCTAAATAAATCATTTACTGGCAGATTAGATAATTATCAATTTACTGTAAAATCTGGTAAGGTTGCATTTACTCCAACTACTGTACAAGATTCTGGAGATGATTTTTATGAAGGGGTAACACCAGTTATTAATCAACAATTTGATTATAAAAGAGCTACAGGAAGAGCTCTTATTGATTCTTCAAGTAATGAAGTAAATCAAATTATATTAGATAGTGGAGGATTTGGTTATACTACTATTCCTAACGTGACATTTGTTGGAGGAAATACAACAATTGATAGTAATTATAGGGTTGGAGATAATATTAGGCAAGTATTACCAACCACTACAATTCGAGGAGAAGTTACTGGATATAGATTAGATTCTAATGGAGATTCCAATAGATATTTGTTTTTGACTCATGTTGGTGCAGATAATGGAGCATTTAAAGAATTTATAATAAATGGAGATGTAATAAATACTACATTAAATAGTCCAAGTGGTTTATATACTACTGCCGTTTCGGAAGAAAATCGTATTTCAAATAATGAACAAAATATAGATTTTTCAACAATATCTGATGATTTCTTAGATTTTTCTGAAGATAACCCATTTGGTGACACGGAGAATAACTAATGTTTAGTACGAAGTGCAAAGAACATTTAAAAGATGTAAAAGAAAATGGATTTCAACATATGATAGGTGCATTAATAATTGCAGTTAAATTGCAAATTCTAGTGCCAATTTTAATTGTACATGCTATTGTGCCATGTCTTTTTACAAAGACTGCTAGCGATATGATGAAAGATATATTGGAGAACCGTTAATGTTTGGTACATATTTCTACCATAGTAAGACTAGAAAAGCAGTTGCTATATTTGGTAGATTGTTTAATAACCTGTACGTTCTTCGTAAGAATGCAGCTGGTGCTACAATTAGTACTGTTAAGTTGCCATTGGCTTATGCGCCAAAAGAAAAATATTTAGAAAGAGTACGAGAAAACCCAGACTTACAAGATGGAGGAGAAAAGGTAGCTATTAAGTTACCAAGAGCATCATTTGAAATTACTGGAATACAATATGACACAACTCGTCAATTAACTAAGTTAAGTAATTTTTCTCAGCCTGGCAGTGCTGTCACTAAACGCACAAAGATGTATTCGCCGGTGCCATATAATATTACATTCACATTGAACATATATGCTAAGGCTCATGATGACGCGTTGCAAATTGTAGAACAGATATTACCAACATTCAATCCGCAATATACTGTTACTATAAAGCCGTTTTCTTCAAAATACCCTGACTTTGTTGAAGACATACCAATTATTATACAAAGTGTTGATTTTACTGATGATTACGATGGATCATTGCAATCACGTAGAACAATTATATACACTATAAGTTTTGAAATGAAATTACAATATTATGGACCGTTAGAAGCAGAAAGTGCAGTTATTACGCAATCACAGGTTGATCTATTTACAGACCTGGCATCAATAAACGATTCAGCATCTCGAACCGAAAGAATTACATCTACGCCAACACCGATAGGCGTAAGCGCAGATAGTGATTTTGGTTTTAATACTATTGTCTCATAGGAGAAATAAATGGCAATTACAAAAAGACTTGTAAAGGGAAGTGAATTAACTCACGCTGAGCTTGATGCTAATTTTACTGATCTTGAAGGTCAAATTACAACAGTTGAAAACAATTATTTAACGAAGGTTGATGCTAGCAATACGTATCTAACTTTGACTAGTGCAGGAACTACATATATAAGTCTAGCAACTTTAAAATCAGTGACAGCTGCAAGTGCTGACTTTGCAGATTTCCAAACACGGATAGCAGCCTTATAATAGGTAAATATAATGAGTGACAATCCAGATAATTTAAAAAATGATTACGAGTATTCTCGTCAAACGTATTACGAACTTGTAGAAAAAGGTAAAGATGCCTTAGAGTCTATGATCGAAGTAGCCCGAGAAAGTGAACATCCAAGAGCGTATGAAGTTTTAGCTGGATTAATTAAAAATACATCAGATGTTAATGACAAACTGATGGATTTGAACAAAAAACAAAAGGACTTGTTGCAAAAAGCAGAAGAAGAAGCAAAACAGCCACAAATTGGTCAACAGACTAATAATGTTTTTCTTGGCTCTACTGCTGATATACAACGCCTTCTACAGAATGGAGATGATATAGTTGATGTTACGCCAGAACGAGACGTATCTAGGGAATCCTAATGTAAAAAGAGATGGCGTTCAACAAGCATGGACCCCGGAGCTTTTACGTGAATATAAAAAATGTATGGTCGATCCAATACACTTTGCAGAGACATATGTCAAAGTTATATCGCTCGACGTTGGCCTTGTGCCATTTAATTTATACCCGTATCAAAGAGAAATGTTCAATCATTTTGATTCGAATCGATTCTCTATTATCTTGGCTTGTCGACAATCTGGCAAGTCTATATCAGCTTGTGCTTATTTATTGTGGTATGCTCTTTTTCATACTGAAAAAACAATTGCAATCTTGGCCAACAAGGGTGCAACTGCAAGAGAAATGCTGTCGCGCATTACGCTCATGCTCGAAAACATTCCTTTCTTTCTTCAGCCTGGATCAAAATCACTCAATAAAGGTACTTTGGAATTCAGTAATAATTCCCGTATTGTCGCTGCTGCTACTTCCGGTAGCTCTATTCGTGGCATGTCAGTTAACCTTCTTTATCTTGACGAGTTTGCTTTTGTTGAAAGGGCTGCAGAGTTTTATACCTCCACGTATCCGGTTGTTTCAGCAGGTACAGACACTAAAGTTATCATTACATCAACAGCTAACGGGATTGGTAATCAATTTCACAAGGTTTGGGAAGGAGCTATCCAAGGAATAAACGAATATAAAAGTTTTCGTGTTGATTGGCATGATGTTCCTGGCCGCGATGACGAATGGAGAATTCAAACAATTGCAAATACCAGTCAATTACAATTTGATCAAGAATTTGGCAATACGTTTTTTGGAACCGGTGATACACTAATTAATGCAGAAACATTAATGGGATTGAGAGCTAAAAATCCTATTCGCACATTAGAAGGTGGTCTCTTAAAGATTTATCAAGAGACTAAAGAAAAGCATGCCTATATTATGACTGTAGATGTGTCGAAGGGAAGAGGTCAGGATTATTCTACTTTTACCTTAATCGATATTAGCGTTACCCCGTTTGCACAGGTTGCTGTATACCGCAACAACACTATCTCTCCTTTACTCTTCCCAAATATTATATATAAATACGCGAAATCCTACAATAATGCTTATGTAGTAGTAGAATCAAATGATCAAGGCTCTCTAGTATGTAATGGATTATGGCATGATCTTGAATATGAAAATGTACATGTTGAATCTGCTATAAAAGCAAATGCATTAGGAATCGAAATCACTCGAAAAACAAAAAGATTGGGTTGCTCAGCAATTAAAGATATTGTTGAAACTAATAAACTTGATATTGTTGACGAACAAACCATATTAGAAATGTCTACGTTTGAAGCTAGAGGTCAATCATATGAAGCATCTGATGGTAACCACGATGATTTAATGATGAATTTAGTTTTATTTGGATATTTTAGTACTGGTGGTTATTTTCATGATATGACAAATATTAATATGAAAAAAATGATGTTTGAAGATAGAATGAGAGAAATAGACGAGGATATAGTTCCTTTTGGCTTTATAGATGATGGTACAGATTATATGAATCAGTTAGATCAAGAAGATAGAAATAGTGAGTGGGCCATTGAATACGATCCAAATTTGTAATATTATAAATAACACTGTAAATTGACTGTTCGTATTATGATTCATATAATTTTAACAAGGAAGATAAAAAAATGGCACTAGGTACACCGTCTGAATCACCAGCGGTTGTTGTCAAAGAGATAGATCTGACTGGTGGCGTTCCAAACGTTCAGTCAACTACTGGCGCAATCGTAGGGAATTTTCGGTGGGGTCCAGTCGGAGAAAGAGTACGAGTAGCTAACGAAGCTGAGCTAGTAAGCAACTTTGCCTCACCTGACTCTGACAACACCATCGATTGGCATTCAGCAGCTTATTTCCTCCGCTATTCAAGCTCAATGCTTGTTGTGCGTGAGGCAACTGCAGCTGCAAAAAATGCTTACTCCTCAACCATGCAGGGTCCCGCTAAAATAGCTAGTTTTAGTGGAGTTCCAACTGTAAATAACGAAACCGCTTTCGAAGCCCAAGAAAATAGCTTGGACTCAGATCGCCACACATTTGTAGCACGATACCCAGGAGATCTTGGTAACAGTATTTCTGTTAACTTGCTTCCGGCTGTTGATTCTGCAGGACGCTTCACAAATTGGGCGTATGCAGGTAACTTCGATGGCGCGCCTGGAACATCGCCATTTGCGACTGATGTAAATGCTACAAACGACGAAATGCATGTTGTAGTTATTGACCAAGAAGGTTTGTTGACTGGAACAAGAGGTCAAGTTCTCGAAACTTATCCTTTCGTATCAGTAGCGCAAAACGCTACAAATCCTGATGGTACAACAAACTTTGCAAAATCGATTATCAACACAAGATCTGAATATGTCTACATGGTAGATTTTGATTCAGATATGAAACAAACTGCAGGTACCGCCGCGGGCGCAGCTGCTGTTTCTGGTTCAAACTTCTTAATTAATAACCACACATCTGGTCATGCCTATAACTTTGACTCTGGTGTAAATTCTGGTATTTTAACAACTACAGAAGTTTTGAATGGTCATGATCTTTTCGAAGATAGAGATATTGTCGAAGTTGATTTTATGATTTCGCCAAGCATGAATAGCCGCACTGATCACACTACAGTTGTTAACGATCTCGTTACAACAGCACAATCACTAAGAAAAGATTGTGTAGTATGCGCATCACCTGCACGTACTGATGTAGTTGGTTTGACTAATGCAGCTACCATTACAACAAATATCACTACAACTGCCGCATCTTTCACGAATTCTTCATACTTAGTTATGGATGGAAACTTCTTGAAAGTTTACGACAAGTTTAATGATCAATACATTAATATTCCAGCTGCTTCAAGTACTGCAGGTATTATGGCTGCTACTGATCTTAATCGTGCACCTTGGTTCTCGCCAGCTGGTTCACGACGTGGTCAATATCTTGGAATCACTGCACTCGCATGGACTCCAACCAAACAGCAGCGTGATTCTCTGTATAAAGCAAGCGTAAATCCAGTTGCTAATATTCCAGGTCAAGGCTCATTGCTATTCGGTGATAAGACGAAACTTGGTAGACCATCAGCATTCGATCGTATCAATGTACGTAGATTGTTCTTGGTACTTGAGCGAGCAATCGGTAGAGCAGCTGAGCAAGCACTATTCGAATTCAACGATGAATTCACTAGAGCAGAATTTGTTAATATCGTAGAGCCAGTACTAAGAGAAGTACGCGGTCGACGAGGTATCTCAGACTTTAGAGTTGTCTGTGATGAAACAAACAATACTCCGGCAATCGTTGACAGAAACGAATTCATAGCGAACATCTTCATCAAGCCAGCACGTTCGATCAATTACATCACACTTAATTTTGTGGCTGTAAGATCTGGTGTTGACTTCGAAGAAGTTGTTGGCACGGTTTAAGGAGGTAACGAACAATGGCTATTCTCGGCGTAGATGACTTCAAGT